TTTCGAGCCAGAGCGCATGTAATTTTAAAATTTTCGGCAAATTTATTTTCATGATTTTTTCTCCTAGTTTGAGGTAAATACAGCCAGTTCTTACGAGTCAATCAGCCCATGGGTCAATCGTTACCGCCAAGCGAATTTCCAACAGTTGCAGGAGTTCATGATCCATTTTTGCATATACTTTCCCGTGCCACGCATTGGTAGAGCCACTTGTTACAACAACCCGATAATCAGCGGGTATGTATTTATCTAATAACCACTGAGGAAATGTGTTTTTCCCGTTATATGTCTTTATCCCAATATTGCCGTCCGCTCTATCCTCGGTATAAACAACATAAACGTCGTGGTCATCACCGTTCGGGCCTCTCGCTATTTCGGCTTTAAAATTGCGGATTGCCCGCGTAAAACGTGAATTTGAATTTCCAAAAATCGGTTCCATGATTTTTATCTCCGAGTTTGAGGGTAAATACGGCCCGCAAACGCGGGCCGCCTGTGGGATATCCAGCTTATCAGCAGTTTGGGGGGGCCTTTCTCGCATTTATCCAGCTCGCATTAGCCCAGTCAGCGTAAGCCTTGCCGCACGGCAAACCGGCGCGGTCGAGTTTTTTCGCCTTTTCTAGCAAGTCGCAAACTTTTAAAAATCGGGCAAAATGTTTCCGCGCGGCGGTTATGGTTTTTGCTTCCTGAATAGCAGGATATAGGGATAGTCGATCGCGCGTGATTTGGATTTCAATCTCTGTCATTTTTGCGAGGCTGTTTAATTCCGCTTTTTTTTTCTCATACAAAGCGTCCCTGTATTTTTCGAGAATGGATTCTGTTGATTCCGTTGAATTTTCGGTCATAGTGTCCATGATTTTTCCTCCTAGTTTGCGGTAAATACGGCCCGCGTTTGCGGGCCGCCTATCGGGTATCCCGCTCTGAACGGGCTACCCTGTATGTTATGGCTGAACTTTCCACGACCAGTTATGGGCCTCCCAGCGGTGGGCTTCCATCGCCGCTTTTGACATGGCCTGCCAGTCAGTCCAGTCCTCTGGTGTTGAATTTTCGGCCGTGATTCGGGCTGGCATTGATTGCATTGCCCAAGCCATTCTGATCAGTAGTGATTCGGGCCCTAGTTTAATTCGGGAACGGAATTCCGCAAAATTGAATTTCATGATTTTTCTCTCCGAGTTAGAGGGTGTTCCCCAATGTGCGGGGATGAAATGATTTGGTTAGAACCATACGACGGTGTCTTCTGGTGAATTGCTTACGCGGTCAACGACAAATCCGCATAAACCTCTCTGGCAATGGGGGCACTGTATTCCCCACGCGCGTGGAGGGAACGGGGAACACCCCGGAGAGAAATTCCCAGCGACCGGGCTGAGGAACCATTGTCTGTTTATAATAGGCCAGCGTTCCATGTCGTGGATACACCACTCCTTTATACGCTCGTTTTCCCGCACACGCACGAGTTCCTGCGTTTTCAGAAATTCTGGGCCCGTTTTTTCCGCCTCCATTTTGGAAAATAATTGCCCGTGCCACGCATAGGTTGTTCCACCTGTTAAAACCGATCGATAATCAGCGGGTATGTATTTTTTTAATATCCACGCTGGCAATGCCCTATTCCCGTTGAATTCCATTATTCCAATATCGCCGTCCTCCCCCCCCTCGGTGTAAATTATATACCGTCCACCGCGCGGGCCGGTGATTTCCTCGCTCGCAAAACCCTGAACGGCCCGCATAAAACGGGATTTAGGGATTTCTGGTTTTGTTACCGCCAAGTCTGTTTCCATGATTTTTATCTCCGAGTTTGAGGGTAAATACGGCCCGCAAACGCGGGCCGTCTAGTTATGGTGTTACTGTTTATCTCGCTTGAGGTTGGCGTCCCTGAAATCGGCGTCAACGAGATAGGCATTTCCGAGGTCCGCCGCCGCGATGTCCACGTTAGCGAGATTAGCGTTAGACAGGTTTGCGTATCTGAGGTTAGCGTGTGACAGGTTGGCGTCCCTGAGGTTGGCGTATTTGAAATTAGCGTGTGACAGGTTGGCGTAAAACAGGTTGGCGTCTCTGAGGTTTGCGTATCTGAGGTTAGCGCGGGATAGGTTGGCGTATCTGAGATCAGCAAAGGATAAATCAACCCCGCAAAGTTTAGCGTCGGAAAGATCGGCCTTTTTACCGCTGGGGTCGAATGCAAGCCAAAGAGCATGTAATTTTAAAATTTTTCGCAGGTTTACTATTTTTAGCGGGGTTTTCGTTTTCATGATTTTTTCTCCTAGTTTGAGGTTACCCCGCGGGGTTAAACGTTCGCGTAATTCAACTCTTTTTGCATCCGCGCTTGCGCGCCACGGCTGTGTTTTTCGTCAGCAACTGCGACGCGTGCGCGCTCGTCGTCCCACGGTTTCCGCCACACACCGTTTTTATAGAGATTGCGGCCCTTGATTTTGATTATTTCCCCCCCCGCGGTTTGAATTGTGAACGTATGCTGTTGAGATTTTTGCCCATAAGAATCTGTTATAATTTTCCCAGCGATCCGCTCGAATCCGGCAAATTTTGCGTTCCGGAATGATCCCGTAAAAGTCGCTCGCTCAAAAGCGACCTCATCCCCCGCCACCACATCCCCCGTGCATTGGATCGAGTGTTGCTCGTTGCCTTTAAATGTTGAAAGTTCGTAAGCCATTTTTCGTCCTCGATTAAATTGTTTTTTCCGCTTTAAGGTGAACAACTATAAGCATATAGGTTGCAAAGCATGTGCCAAGCAGGGGGTAATAAATAAATAACCCGTAAACCATTGTATCCATTGGGGTTACGGTGATATAAAAAAATCGAGTTAGGCGGGCGCGGGGAACGGCTGGATATGGGTTGACAATCTGCTGGAACCCGGACCGTGGGAGGACGGAATAATCGTTTAGAATCCGATAGTTAGCGTGTTTTTACAGAAAACGGCAATAGTTACAATTTACGGCGGCGTTGATTCACCGTCAAGAAATTGACGAAGCCGTATGGAAAAGGATACATCAACGTGGGATGGGAGGCGCGGATTAGCACGGAATCAGACAGTGCAACTAAATAACGTCAAGAAATTGACGGTTTTTATCCAGTTGTATGCAATTTGCACGGAATCATACGGTCAACCGTCAAGAATTTGACGGCCTCACTCGCTAACCCGTTGAATTAACGGCGATTATGGGGATTCCGCGCCCGTCCAGCGCACGGTTACGATCCTAAACCACCAGCGGTTAACAGCAATTGCATTTTTTAACCCCGGCCGCTGTATATCTCGGTGGAGGGATAATGGGGAATAGGGGAGGGAATGGTAAAGCGTCAATCTTTTGACGCACCGTCAATCTTTTGACGCTCTATATATATCCCGTGATTAAGCGTTTTGTATTCCTCTGAGTTTTCCGGTTCGGGTTTGCCGTGCCGTGAATCAGGTCGCTGTGCACTGGATACATATGTGGTGTTCTTCCTTACTCCGTTACTCTATGCCGTTAGATGCTGTTTACCTTTGGCTTGGTTGCTCCATGCCCTTAGATGTTGTTCGCCTTACTCCGTTACTCTACGCCCTTAGATGCTGTTCGCCTTACTCTGTCGTCCGATGATTCAGGATGCCCCCACCCCCCTTTTAGACGCATCGATACTATCGATCCACCCCCCAACGCAATGCGCGCCGGGTTTGCAAAATTTAGTGTTTATTGGAAGAGTGAACTTTTAGAAACCTTCGGAATTTTTTTTCTTTGCGCTGGGATTTTCGGATATCCGGGATGGTTTGTGGCGGCGTTTATTGCATTGATGCGCCTTAGCCGTGTGGCAATGAGCAGGTGTTTGGGGTTGGGCGATCTTGGATGGGTTTAACCTTATTCTTCTTCTGGGGGGCACGGGTTATCAATTCATATCAATAGTGGGGGGTGTAACTCTGTTTGTCAAGCAAATAGTGTAAAAATAGTGGAATGGGTTGCGGTGGGCGTGGCTTTGCGGATGGCGTGTTTTTTCTATAAACTGCTATGTTTTTAATCAACTTTTCCAAAAGAACCTAAGCCTCGGAGTAAGGCCGGTCGGGTGAAAATGGAATTTCCCCGCGTGGGACGTGGGATTTAAGCCCGTAACTTATAAGCTACACTTGGCTTGCGGATTATAATATCCCCGCAATGCGGTTTGAAAAAAAAGCTTGACAGGTTTTGGGGGTTTGTGTTATTTAGCGTATAGCATGAATTGAATTAAAACGCTGTGGGGGAAACGTGATAACATGGACACAATTAAAACAGGCTGGAAAACTTCGGAGTTTTGGGTTACCGTGGTGTCGGCGGTGGTTATGGTGCTTAACCAAGGGCTGGGGGTCAATCTGCCCGTAGAGCAAATCACGGCGTTTGCCGGCGTGGTGATCGCCTATGTTCTAGGCAGATCGATTGTCAAGACATAAACGGCGGCTTATGAAAACCCATATAACCCACTTTTGTTCGTCGCTTTGCGTATGTCAGGATCATGCTGTCCAGCTGGACTCGTGCGGTTGCCGCAAATGCTGTCCAGCTGGAATCATGCGGTTTCCGCCAATGCTGTCTAACTGGACTCACAGTCAGTACTCGTGCGGTTGCCACCAATGCTGTCCAGCTGGAATCATGTGGTTTCCGCAAATCAGGGAAAAAATAGAGGAAAATCAATCGCAGGGAAACATGTTTGGCGGGGTAGAAACAGGATGATCGAGATAATCGCCATGCTTGCCGGGCTTCTGCTGGCTTTCATTAAAAACCGCGATCCTAAACCACAACGAGAATATTCCCATGACCTTGAGGAACTGGATAAAGCCATCCGCACTAACGACGCTTCTTCTATCGGCGTTCTTTTTGAACGCTTGCGCAGGGAATCCGGTAGTCATTCCGGAGGACAGGACGGTAACGCATTTATCGGGTAATAGCTTCTCCGTCACCTCGGCGTGGATTCAAGAACGCTACCAAGTTGAACGCAGTCTGCTAAAACAACTCGATGAATGCAAGGCTAGATAACAATGCTAAAACCGCCGCGCGTCCCCAGAAAAATTAAAAAAGCCGCAAACAAGCTATTTGAAGGGGGATTGTTTACGGATAATTGCCTTGTCATAACCGCCATCGCCGCGGCAGTCGCCGTCGCAATAGCGGCGGCGTTGATGATCTTCGTCGCTTCCGCCCACGCAGTTCCTGCCGGACTACCGTCTAACACCTCGATTAAATCCGCTTTCGCGGCGGGATTGTGGCAACCCCACCCCTCCTTGGGAGTTGTCCTGCATCTCAATTACCCGCAACACGATGCTGTCCATGCAATCTCGCTCGCTTTCCCGATCATCGCCCAAGGGTTCAAACCCTGCGGCGGCATCACCATAAACGACCGTGAAATAACCGTCGCGGAACCGTCGTGGGAATACCTCCTCGCAAATATCCCAATTATAATAAATGAACCGCATTCAGGCGAATGCGAAAACGAATGTTAAAGCAGTTCCATATCATCAAAAGGAGAATCACTAAGATGAGAAAAAACAAGATTTTTATCGCTGTTCTATTCATGGCTTTGGTTATGGCGGGAAGCTCTTACGCGACTATGTTCAAGGGATGGGCATTGCTTCGCGAAACCGACACCACCGCCGGGAACCTCGCGTCCGCTCCGATGACCACGAAGGATTCAACATACCTCAATTCAGGGTCGAACACGCGCCCTTACTCCACTGTGGCTTCGACAGCCAAGGCCATTGACAGGAATTGCACTGGCGTTTTGATTCACGTCAAGCCAAAGACAACGTGGGTTTCCGGCTCGACCTCGACAAACGCCACTACGTCCAAAACCATTTCATACGCATCGGAGACAATCGATTTCTTCGGTTATCTCAAAACCGGAAGCGAATCCACCCCGTCCGACACGGATTTCGTTTATTACAAGAACTTGGCAACCACGATGGGCAAGGACGGCGGCATGTATTTCGTTGACTTCTCGATTGTCGATAACACGACCGTCCCAACCGGCGGGTTCGATTTTATAGGGATTGCCCACACTTCTTCAAATATCACGGGTTCCGACGCCGGGATCAAGGCCATGTTTCAAACCGTCGGATGCTGATAGGCCGCTAACATGAAAAGCGGAACTAGAGTCCCTTTAACTCATTTGCAGGCGCGGTTTGTGTCGGAGTACCTCGCCGCGCCTAACAACGCGGCGGCGGCGGCAAGACGCGCCGGATATAGCGAAAAAGGCGTCCGCGTCCGCGTCTCCACCTTGTTGAAACATCCAGTCATAAGCAACATCATCAAGAAGGAACGGGATAAAGCCGAACACAAACTTGTTATTAATAAGGAGAACGCCTTAAGGCGGATGTATGCCATCACGCAAACCACAATCGACGAGGTTCTGGATGAGGTTGACGGCAATTACCGCCCAAAGGATTTCAAGTCTATGTCATCCGCCGCGCGCGCTTCGATAGCCGAAATAAAATGCTCGACGGATAGAAACGGCGTGAACACCACCTCGGTTAAAATGTATAGCCCCATCGAAGCCTTTAGCTCACTCGCAAAAACGCTTGGATGGAACATGGATAAAGAAAAACCACAGTTTCCGGCGCGGGATATAAATCTGTTTAACCAGACAATTCAGTTAGGCAACGTTCCGCGAAACAAACTTTTGGAGTTGAAACGGCTTGCTCAAACATGCGCAGACGAAATTGGAGCTGGAAACGGCGATAGCGGCGATAGACAGGGAACTGTCGAGGACGTCGTTAGCGGAATACTCGGAGAAGATAATAGGGCACAAGCCAGCGAAACACCACCTGCTGATGATTGAAAAGCTTGAGGCCGTGGCTTCCGGGAAAAACACCCGCCTGATGATTTTTATGCCGCCGGGTTATGCAAAATCCACCTATGCAAGCATAGCATTCCCGGGGTTTTACATTGGGCAACATCCAAAACATAGCATTATCAGCGCGTCCCATGCCAAGGAATTGGCCCGGTCGTTTTCAAGGAAAGTCAGAAACGTGGTCAAATCGGCTGAATATTACGATATTTTCGACCTGAAGCTGGCACCGGATTCGAAATCGGCTGAAAGCTGGCAGGTTGTCGATGCTGAAGGGAAGCACGGGTCGCAGTTTTACGCCGTTGGCGTGGACTCGTCCGTTACGGGCAAACGCGCCGATGGAGCCATTATAGACGACCCCGTGAAAAGCCGGAAAGAAGCCGATAGCGATATTGTTCGTAACAGCGTTTGGGAATGGTACAAGAGCGATTTGAGAACCCGCATGAAGCCCAGCGCGTTCATTATCCTCATTCAAACCCGCTGGCATGAAGACGATCTGGCAGGGAGAATATTACCCGCGAATTATGCGGGGGAATCAGGGCTGATTCAATCCAGAGACGGTGAAACGTGGGAGGTGCTGAACCTTCCGGCGGTTGCCAGAGTAAATGACCCGATGGGCAGGAAGCCCGGCGAATATCTCTGGCCTGAATGGTACTCGCCAGCAATGGTCGAACAGGAACGCCGGTCGCAGGGGGCCAGAAACTGGAGCGCGCTGTATCAAGGATTGCCGATCCCCGACACGGGAGATTTCTTCTTGAAGGAATGGTTTAGGTTTTACACCAAAACTCCCGAAAACCTGATTGTCTACGCGACCTCGGATTACGCCGTTACCGACAAGGGTGGCGATTACACGGTTCATATCGTGGCGGGGGTTGACGAACTGGATAATTTATACATCCTCGATTTGTGGCGCGGGCAGACCGACCCATTGGTTTGGATGGACGCTTATGTTGGGCTTGTCAAACGGTGGAAGCCGGTTGAATGGGGTGTCGAGGCCGGGCAGATTAATAAGAGCATCGGCCCATTTATAGAAAAGAAAGAACAGGAAACACGGACTTATTGCTACCGTAAACCATTCGTTTCGAACATGGATAAATCTTCGCGGGCGCAGGCGATTCGCGGCAGGATGGCGCAGGGCAAGGTCTTTTTCCCAGCCGATGCTCCGTGGATGCCAGCATTCCAAGCGGAATTGCTTGGATTCCCGGCGGCGCGGTATGATGACCAAGTCGATGCGTTTGGGCTTTTTGGCAGGATGCTCGCGGAAATGGTTGGGAACAACGGCGCGACAATTCAAGTTCAGGGATATCAACCGGGGACTGATGATCCCTATAAACTCGATTTCAATCCATTCGATATGCGAATGAACGGTTTTAACAATTAAACTCAAGGAATAATATGGGAGGTCTATTTGGTGGAGGGAAAAGCGCGTCGCCCCCAGTTTATAACCCGCCGCCGACGCCGCAGTATATCTACTCGCCCCCTGAAACTGTGTATCTTCCATCGCCCGTAACTCCCCCGCCCGCGCCGGTGTATAAAGACCCCACGGAGGATGAAACAATAAAAAGAATGGAAAGTCTGTCGGCAAAAAGGAAAGGCCGTGCGGAAACATTGTTGACCGGGGGGGAAGGTCTTTTAGACGAAGCCCCAACTAAAAAACCAGTTCTTGGCGGAGGGGTGTGATGGGATCGCCGCCAAGCTACTCAGAGCCAGCAGGGCCGCCTCAGGAAATTTACAGGCCTCAGAGCATACCGGTTCGTGAGGTGCCAGGCGGCATAGACGACTTGCCTTTGCTAGGTTTTGCACAGCCAGCTCAAAATCCCCAGAAGGGATCGATAGATGAATACATGGCACAACAATATGAAATTAACTTAGAGGAGTTCAAAGTAACAAAGCGCGCGTTGGAGGCTAGACACGGCGTGAAATATGCCCAAAGAGGGGATTCCGATACTTTTGATCTAGTGCCGCCGCCGCCGCCGCCTGCGCCGCCGCGACCGCCGCCAGAAATCAGGTATTTCCCCAGTGCTCCCGTTTATGTTCAGCCGCCGTCCCCGCCCGCGCCCCCGCCCGCGCCGGTAGCTCCGCCGCCGCGCCAAACCGCCACGGGGAAATTTGTGCAAGACCCTATACCGGGTTCAGGGGAAAGCGCGAAAAAAAGATTGCTGGGGCTGGGGCGGACGGGTTCCACTACTGACATCATAGGCGCACAACTTGGCGATCCCAGTAAAGACACTCTGTTAACCAAAAAAACTTTAGGTTCATAAATGGAAAAAACTCCATCGGCACTTATAAGGCGTTACGAAGTTTTGAAAAGCCGGAGAATCCGGTACGAACCTTTTTTCCGCAACGTCAGGGATTATGTCCGGCCCAGAAAGCAGGGCGTTGACTCGTCTCCCATCAATCAAGGGCAACGCTTTGACGTGAACCGGTTCGACTCCACCGCGCCAGACGCCTCGCGGCTTCTAGCCAATGCGATTCAAAACGCCTTGACCCCCGCGACGGAAATATGGTTCGGATTGCAAATACCCGACGGAAATCCGTTTGCCCAATTTAGCGACGAAGGCGACGTGAAAAGATGGTTTCAGGACGTTGAGAGGAAAATGTTTTTCACGATGCATCAAAGCAATTTTTACAGCGTCATTGGCGAAACTTATCTAGATTACACTTCCTTTCACACTATGTGCATTTACTCGGAATCCAATAAAGACAAGCAGGGTTCCCTTGTTTACAAATCAAAGTCTCTGGGACGGTTTGTTTTCGACGAGGATATAAACGGCATAGCCGACACGGTCTTCGAGGAATACGAATTGAGCGCAAGGCAAGCCATGCAGATGTTTGGCAAGGACGATCTGCCTGAAAAGATAAGCGGCAAGCTGGAAGCGTCGCCGGACACCATGTTTACGTTTCTGCGGTGCGTCTATCCGCGGAAGGAGTACAACGAGGACAAACTGGACAAGAAGAACATGCCGTACGAATTGCGCAATATTTTTCTTGATGACAAGGAGTTCATTGGCGAGGAAGGCGGATACCATGAATTCCCCTATGCGATAGGCCGGTTTGACAAGGCCACCGGCGAAAACTACGGGCACGGGCCGAGCGATATCGCCATGCCGCCAATTAAAATGCTGAATTGCCTGAAGCAATTGGGGCTGGCACAGCGGGCCTTGGAAGTCCATCCGCCGATTTTTACGCGTAACAAGAACATCATTGGGGCGTATAAATGGGTTCCCGGAGCACTCATTCCGACAATCGACCCAAAGGAAGTCCAGCAAGCGAAATTCAGCGGCAATATCCAAGCCGAAATGATGACTGTCGAAGGGCTTGTCGCCAGTATCCGCAAGTCTTATTACGCGGACAGCCTATCCCTGCCTGAAAAATCCAATATGACGGCGACCGAGATTCAAGCCATCCGCCAGCAAACACACACCATGATGGGGCCGACAATATCGCGGTTTGAAACCGAAGTCCTCGTGCCGCTGATTTTGCGGACGTTCGGTTTGATGATGCGGGATAACATGTTTCCACCGCCGCCCCAATCGTTGCACGGCCTGAATCAGATCGACGTGAAATTCATCGGGCAAATGGCGCGGGCGCAATTGCTCCATGAAGTAACGTCAACCCAGCAATGGTTGCAAACCGTGATAATACCGGGAATGCAAGCCGATCCGTCAATTCTGGATATCGTGGATTTCGACAAAATAGCGTCGGGTTCCGCGGATCGCCTTGGAGTTCCGAAGGATTTTATAAAAGACAAGGCCATTGTGGAACGTATTCGCGCGGAACGGATGCAAGCCAAGGCGAAAGCGGAACAGCAACAGGAGATGATGAATCTCGCGGAGGGGGCTGGCAAAGCCGCGCCAGCGTTGGGTTTATTAAAGGAGAGCATGAGTGGACAGCAACCGCAAGCAAGTTGAAGATTTGGTTGAGATGGGCATGACGCTTGAGATGGCGGAAGAGCGAATCAATCTGAATCTCGAGCATAAGGAAAGAATCGAAAATGTGGCAGTGGCTTTTTATCGCGCTTTTTTAACGCCGGAAGGAGCCGTCGCGCTGGATTACCTGCGCGGCGAATATCATGACGTTCCGTCATACATAACCGGCGATCCACACGAAACAGCGCGGAACGAGGGATGCCGCGCGGTTTATCTGGCGATAAAGTATAATATACAGCGCGGAGAATCTATTTTAAACCAAGGGGGGATCGAACATGGAAAATAACGAACATCAAGACGGAGTTGCGGAGGACGTTTTATCGGCGGATGCGGCGATAGAATCCGAAGAGCATGAAAAAACGGCGTCATGGTTGGACGACTTGCCGGAAGATTTGCGCGGGGCGAAGGAGCTTGGGAAATACAAGTCGATTGACGAGCTGGCGAAAGGACACGTCAGCCAATCACGGTTTATAGGTTCATCCGTGAGACTGCCCAACGAAAAATCGACGCCAGAGGAAAGGGAGGCTTTTTTAAACGATACTTACAATAAACTGGGGAGGCCGGAAAAACCTGAAGGCTACGTCTACGACAAGCCTGAAATGCCGTCCGCCGTGCAATATAACGAACCCGTCGTAAAAGAGTTTTCCATAGCGGCTCACAAAGCGGGATTCACGCAAGACCAGTTGAAGATGGCTCTGGACTTCCACAATAAATACGCCGCCAATTCGTTTTATGAGCATGAACGGGTTGGGAAAGAGGCTGAAGCCAAAGCCGAAGCAGAATTGAAGCAGGAATGGGGGGAGAGGGGCTTTAAAAATAATTTGGATGCGGCGCGAAAGGTCTTGCGTGTGTTCGCGGACAAGAAAGATATCGATTATATAAATGCGAAGGGGTACGGGAATGACCCCAGCATGATCCGGCTATTCGCCAACATCAGCAGAAAAATGTCGGAATCCAACGACCATGCGGGCAATACCGTTGAACAGAATTTCCATGATTCCGTCTCGGCGAAAAAGGAAATCGCCGCTGTGCGGAGCGATCCAAAGCACAGGTTGAACAAGGCATACATGAATGGGAAAGACCCGCAACACAAGGAATCAATGGACTATCTAGACCAACTTTACAAGCTGGCTGAATGACATGGTTAAATGCTCAGAATGCAAAAGATGCGAGCCAGTTTACGAGGCGTTGCAAGAAGAGGAAGAACCTGTTTCCGTCAGGAAAAAGCCGGGGCCGGTTCCAAAGCCTAAGATTGTTGCGCCTGCTATCGAGCATTATAGATGCAGTTTTTATGAAGCGCACTGCGACCCTGAATCAGAATGGACGTATTGTCCGGGCGCAATAGTATCCGTGTCGGCCTCTTGAACGAGGCACCCGGCGCGGCGCGGCAAAAGTTTGACCGGAAACCTCCTGAAGCCCGGTGCTGGCGGGAAAGCCGCAAAGTAATCCATCGGGACGCAAACCCGGAGAAGCCCCAGCGCGGAAACCTTCTCGTAAAAATTTTAACCAATTTTACCAGAAGGAGTTGCCATGTCAGACGAAATCAATAAATCTTTTAGAACCAAATTTCATGATACCTTTATCCATCTTTCCCAGCAGAAACCGTCAAAGCTTTTTGACAAAGTCCGCACAGACCCTGATATAAGCGCGGCAAAAGCTTATTTCGACCGGCTTGGCTCCGTGTCGATGAACAAGCGGACGGGACGCGGGCGGGACACGCTTTACACCAATACCCCCCACTCCAGACGCCGGGTCGTTACCGAAACCTATGACGGCGCGGAATTGATCGACAATCCAGAGAAGATTATGGCTATCGCCGATCCCACCAATCCATATATGCAGGGGTATGTCTGGGCGGCTAACCGGAAAAAAGACAGTCTTATTATCGCGGCTATGAACGGCAATGCTTATTCCGTTGACTCTGACGATACGGCAACAGCCGTTGCCATGCCTGCGGCGCAAGTCGTCGCGGCTGGCGGCACAGGCGCAACCTTTTCGAAACTTTTGCTGGCCCTTGAAGTTCTGTCATTGAAGGACTTGGATGACGAATCCGATATTTACGGGGTTATTTCGCCGAAGCAAGTTACGGATATGCTGAACGACATAAAATTAACATCAGCTGATTATCAAGACGTGAAGGCTCTTAAAACCGCCAAAGTAGGTTCTGCCCTTGGAATAAACTGGTGCGTTTCGAACCTGCTTACAAAATCCGGTTCCGACCGACAGTGCTTCATCTGGCTGAAAAACGCGATGGGCGTCGCCGTTTTGAGCGACGTCAAAACCGAGATCGACCGGATGCCGGGCAAGAACTATGCCACGCAGGTTTTTGTTTCTGTCTCGATGGGCGCGACCCGGATCGAAGACGAAAAAATCGTCCAGTTCGATTGTCAGGAATAACAAACAAACTTTTCCCAAGAAAGGCAGGATAGAAATATGGCAGCCGTTAAATCAGATCAGATTACCAATGCGGACGCGGTTCCGCAGGTTTTGAATAAAACCTACGACGCTAACAAGGTGGTTGGGCTGTATTTTCACTATAACAACGCTTCGGGATCGACACTTGCCATCGCCTCGACGATTGACCTTGTCAAGATTCCGGCGGGAGTGAGGATTTTGCCTAATTCCGCCATGTTTAATAAAGCGATGTCCTCGGTTACGATTGACCTCGGTTATCCGGCTCACACCACGCCTTCAGGCACGGCGGTGGTGGCGGCGCAGACGGCGTTCCAGTCCGCGAAAAGCATGACCAGCGCGGCAATGACGAATTTCGACGCTGGCAACGAAAACGGATACGTTACAACCGGAGAAATGACATTGCAAGCCACCGTGGGGGGCGCGGTATTCCCGACCACCGGATGGATTTCAGGCGTTGTTTTTTATGTTGCGGCATAACGTGATATTGGGAGTCCGCGTTATGCGGACTCCCGACCGTTTCACGCGCACACTAACTTTGGGGGATTGAATGGCATCAGTCGTGGCTATCTGCAATGAAGCTCTGGGCTTGCTTGGAGCCTCTTTCATTACCGACCTTTCCGATTCGAGCAATGAAGCGGTGTTGTGCAACCGATTCTATGAAACCAGCCGCGATTGCGTAATCCGCGACGGCGGGTATTGGAATAGCTCGAAGGCGGAGGCGGCTCTATCTCCGCTTTCAACCACTCCCATTATGGGATGGAGTTACGAATATCTGTTGCCATCGAATCTCCTGCGGATTCTCAAGGTTCAGAATACGGGCGGGAACTTATTGGAATATGAAATAAGGGGCAAGAAACTGCTTGCGGACGAGTCGGGGATAGAAATCTTGTACGCAAAAAAAATCACCGACCCCAACGATTACGACTCTCTGCTTTACACGGCGGTGGTTTTCTACCTTGCCTATATGATTTCTTACGCCATCAGGCGGGATGTCAAAGTTACCGCGGAATTGTTTCGCGCATACCAAATCCATAAAGACCTTGCCATGTCCATGGATGCCCAAGAAGGGCAAGCAAAATTCCAAGCGCAAATCGAACAGCCTTTGGCAAGCCAATATATCCAAAACGCGAGATTCTTGTAATGCCGAAGTTTTATAAAACCCAATACAACCTGACAGGCGGCGAATTTTCTCCCCGTCTTAGCAGGCGTTCAGATTTCAGCAAGTACGGCAATGGGCTGGGCACGATGCTGAATTTCCAGACGTTGCCGCACGGGGCGGCGACAGGCCGCGCCGGGTCGCATTATGTGGCGGGGGTCAAAACCAATTCAAAAAAAGTGAAACTGATTGCGTTCGAGTTCTCTGTAACGCAAGCCTACATCATCGAATTTGGCGATCAGTATTGCAGGTTTTACAAGGACAATGGGCAGATCGTTTCAGGGGGATCGCCCGTTGAGATTTCCACGCCTTACTTGGAAGCCGATTTATTCGGATTGCAGGTTACGCAATCCGCCGACACGCTTTTCATAGCGCATAAATCCTACGCGCCCCGAAAAATAACGCGAACCAGCCATACCGCATGGACGTTGACCACGATATCTTTCACTGGCGCGGTGTCATTCCCTGCCACGTTCTGCGCGGGCGCGGCTGGCGTTGGTGTCGATGGCAACAATAAAAATCCAGCCACGGTTTGTTTTTTCGAGGAACGGCTATTGTGGGGCGGGAGCAACAACAGCCCGCAAACGATCTGGAGTTCGCAATCTGGGTCTTTCGAGAACATGGCGCAGGGCACGGGGCTAGCTGACGAGGGGTTCGAATATACCATTGCCAGCAACCAAGTCAATGTTATTCGTTGGATGATCGGCGAAGATGTTTTATTGATCGGCACGGTGGGCGCGGAATTCAAAATGACTGGCGGCTCAAGCGAAGCCGTTACGCCGACAAACGTCCGAATCATCAAGCAAACGCGTTATGGTTCCAATGTCATAAGGCCGGTTGAAGCGGGGGCGGCGGTTTTGTACGTGCAGAGGTCAAACCAAAAAGTTAGGGAAATGGCATATAGCCTGACGACGGACAAATACCTGTCGCCAGATATGTCAATACTCGCCGAGCATATCACGGCTGGCGGGATTGTCGATATGGATTACCAGCAGGAACCCGATTCAATTTTATGGTGCGTTAGAGCCGATGGGGTTTTGCTTGGCATGACCTACGAACGTGATCAAGAGGTTGTTGCGTGGCATCGGCATACTTTGGGCGGCACGGAAACCGTTGTCGAAAGTGTCGCCATTATCCCCTCTGTTGACGGATTGAATGATGAGGTTTGGTTGTCCGTCAAAAGAACCGTAAACGGGTCAACGGTTCGCTATGTTGAATATATGGACAAGACCATCCATGTCGATTCAGGGTTGAAATATTCAGGGGTGGCGACAACTGTTTTGACGGGGTTGACGCATCTTGTGGGACAAACCGTGCACATTGTTGGCGATGGCGCGGTATTCCCCGAACAGGTTGTTTCCGTCGCCGGGACGGTTACTATCTCAAAGGCCGTTGCGACGGCCTATATCGGACTAGGCTACACTCCGAAGATTATAACACTCGAACCTGAAGTGCAGATGCCTGATGGGTCAAGTGTTGGCAGGGCAAAACAAATTAACAAAATTACCGTCGATTTATATCAGTCGCTTGGCCTGAATATCAACGGTCAAACCGTGCCGTTTCGGCGAGGGTCAGACCCGATGGATTCTGAACCGCCCGTTTTCACGGGGAAAAAATCCGTCTCAAATATGGGCAGTGTGGCAACGATCACGATCACGCAACCACAACCGTTGCCAATAACGATTCTGGCTATCACGGCAGAATTAACCATTACCGATTAAGGGCCAGACTATGAAAAGAATTGCCTTGTTTTTTGTGATTGCATTTTTAGCGGCAGGCTGGACGCATTACCGGGATTCATCCAGCGTGGATTCCGACAAGGGGAGCGTCGCCCAAATAAACGCCGCTGGATGCGGTGTCAAGATTTTTATTGTCCCCACTTCCTCGCCAAGTTCGGGAAGCAATGATATCGGGACGATCACGGCGGCAAGCGAGAGCGTGTCTATCGTGCGTTTTCCAGTTCCCAGCGCAACACTTCCCGGAACCGGGGACAAGCGGATTTACGGCACGGAAGATTTTAGCGCGAACAAGGTGGGGACAACGGGTTATATTTTTTCTGAAACGCCGGGGTATGGTTATATCGGCATTTCCCATGACTCGACAAATCTCGCTGGAACTGGTGCAAAAGCCATTAATATGTATTATAATCTTGTGAATTGCGAGAATCGGTAAGAGCCTTTATGTACACCATAGAGCCTTATAAGATCGAGCATTTAACCGGGATGGAATGCAGGCTGTGGGAAAAGCCAAACAAGGAAATAAGAGATAAAACCCCAGAATACGCGCAAGAGATTCTGGACAAAGGCCCGGCGTTTACGGGGTTTTATAACGGGGAGATATTAGCGGTGGGCGGTGTGGCTTTAATATGGCAAGGAGTTGGACACGCTTGGATAATCGGAACTCCGTTGATAGGAGCGCATGGGATTTTTTTCGCAAGGAGCGTGAGGAAAAAGCTTGCGATTATTGCGGCGGAAAAGGGATTGCATAGAATTCAGGCGACGGTTATATGCGGCGTTCCACGGTTGATCAGGTTTGTGGAGTTTTGCGGATTTGAGTTCGAGTCTAGATTGAGAAACTACGGCCCCTTGCGGGAAGATCATTTAATGTTCTCGAGGTTGCTATAATGGGATTAATGGGGGCGGCGGTTGGTTTGTTGGGTGCGGGAACCATAATGCAGGCCGTCGGAAGCGCGAAAGCGGGTCGGGATCAACAGCGCGCGTATGAATACAATGCGCAGGTGATGGAAAACAACGCCCGTCAGTCGGAATACGTCGCGAAACAAAATCAGAAATTTTATGAAGATGAAGCCGCTAACGCGATGACGATACAGCGTTATAACGCGGATATGTATGGACGCGAGGCGACTGCCGCTGTTGCAAAAGCCCAGTTCGATGCCAAGTTGCAATCCACCAAGGACATGCAAACAAGGGCGCGAAACATGGTTAAGATGTCGTCAAGCGGTGTGGATGTCGGTATGGGGTCGCCTCTGCTGGTTGATGCGATGGACGCGTATTACAGCGACATGAGTGAACGGAATATCCTGCATACGGGCTATGTTTCCGCCGCAACCATGCAAAATAAAGGCAATCTGGCTCTTTATATGGGCGGCATAGAATCCAACAAGAATAAAAATCTTGGATTACAGCAGATTCAGGAAGGCAATATCAAGGCACTCAATTATACGAGCGCGGCTGGTCTGGCTAAATTATCTGGTTCTCAAGCCAGATCAGCAGGAGATATCGGGGCCGCAACCGCTTTGTTAACAGGCGGGGCTGGCGTTGCGTACGGAGCGAGTAAAATATAATGGCAAACATCCTACCATTATCAACTGAAGGCGGCGCAGGCGGAGTTCCCCTGCAAAATCCGGGGACTGGCAACGTTCCGCTCAACGTGATCCCATTCACCGCCAATGCCGACCCTGTGGCGTTTTCGCAGGTGTCTAACGCCATGGGAGGGTTTGGCGTGGGAGTGGAGAAAGCGGCTAACAAAATCTATGAAATCGGCATCGACGTAAGAGACGCTAAAGACACGGCAAGACTACATAGTGATCTCTATAATTTTAAAATTGGCGCGGAACAGATAACGGATGACTTGTTGAAAAACGGCAATCCCGATACCTATGCGAAAGATTTTGAGGCTCGCTTGACCGATTTAGGGCGGAATATAGTCAAAGAATACAAGGGGTCTACGCATAGCGTACTCACGCTAAAGAAGGCCCTGGACGACGCCGCCGCCCCCCTTTTTGTCCACGTGCTACACCAGCAAACGGCATTAGATATACAAACCACGATGGCTATAACAGATCAATTCGCGGCAAGGTTAAATGAAGAAATTTTTGCAGAGAAAGACCCGGTCAAACAAGGCCATTTGTTTGAGGAAAGAAAAATAGTTTTTGATCGCGCGGTAAAAACCCGTGTTTATACTCCGGAAAGAGCCGACGCAGAATTAAGAAAACTGGATGCAAGCTTGGCGCGAGCTTACATTATAGAGGGAATTACCGAATTTTCCACCATAAATAATTTAAAATTACTTGAAGAAAAATTTAACAAATTAAGTACAGACATTAAAGACGGTGTTGTTTATCAGCTTAACGATCCTGTCAAATCCGCCGAACTGTCGCAAATGGCCCAAACCCATTACTATGAGCAATTGCGGCATATCATAACTAACGAATCACATTTAGACGTAAAAGAGGAAAAGCTCCGCAAGGCAGGGCAGGAAAGTAAAACCGTGAAGTTCTTAAGCGCCATCGCGGAATTTCAAAAAGAAAAGATGGGCGCGGTGGATACTTACGACTTCGCCGGACAAGATGCGAAAGAAAAAAAGTTAAAGACTGCTGAAGATGCGTTGCGATCCACGCTTAACCAAGCTATGCAATCGCAAGCCATATCGAGGGAACAATATGATGCCTTGGTTTCTGAACTCCACAAAAGCGAGGATGACTTAACAGCAAAATCCAATCCAAAAAGAATACTGGTAATTGAAACAGCGATTTCAGGCATATTGTCGAGCGAACTACCGGTAGATTACCCAATCAGAGAGACGATATTACAGGCGCACGCAAGTGGGCAAATCAATGGTGCCGACGCCACAAAGCTTATAAAGCGCGTTACAGTTGCTATCAATGGCCTCAAGTCAGAGCAATTTAAATTGTACGCGAAAAGAATAAAAGACCTTTTTGTAAGAGGACCGTTCGAAGTAACGCCCGAAGCAAGGCTGATGGAGTATAACCAAGCCCAACAATGGTACTCTGAATTAGTAGATAAAGGCAAAACCGCACAAGATGCTTTTAATGAGATAAATAATTCTCCCGCATTTAAACATAAAATTTTCACCGTCGATACCAGCGGAAACTTCTCATTGACCACGAGGGGTAAGCAGGAAGACGAAGAAAGGGACGCAAAGCAAAAAAAAGACGTACGTGCACTACGGGACACAGCTGAAAAACTGACCAATGACACCGGGAGTTTCCTCCAGCCCCCTACTCCCCTTAACACACAGGGTCTCGACCGATTAGAGCACCCCGCGCCGAAAACCACACCCCCTGTACCCCCGAAAGTTCCCGGGATTTCCGAGCAAATTTTCTCTATGCTTTCGGAACTTGCGCAAAAGAATAAACCCGCGGCTGACAACCTTTACAACTTTTACAATCAACATCCTAACATCTACCCGGACGAATTGTCGGTATTAGACTTGTTATCGGGGAGAGCCACCCCGGAAAACACCACTGACAAGGTCTTGGCAATGGCAAGCGAAAAGGGGGTTGGTGATGCAAAATTGCAGAATAGCATCAAAGCAGAGATCGCAAGAAGGGCCGCACCCGCGCCGGTACCTCAACCCGCCCCCGCGCCGGTAGCTCTACCCGCACCCACGCCCGCGCCCCAGCCAGCGACCGCGCCCGCGTCCCAGCCCGCGACGGTACCTCAACCCGTGTCCGTGCCTCCACTCGCGATCGCACCCACGGCGGCGCCTGTGCCTACTGAGAATTTGTCAAAACAAAATTCAACTAAATCCGCTCCCGGAAAAGTTGGCACATCGCCCCCTCAATCCGCGTCTTCTGCTCCTACGACCAATGCGCCGGATTATGGCCCCCGGGAAGATGGTACGCAAAAAGGCCGGGGATATTATGGGCCGCTACGATACATAGAAAACGGCAATACGTTTGATGTAACAGAAAAAAGCTTCACGACATCCGACCTCAAGGATAAATTTGGGAATGAAATTTTAATACCAGCGATAGTGCCGGGTTTAAGCAAAGAGCAGTTAGACCATTTGGTGCATGGCGGGAAAATCACGAAAGAGATTGCTGACATAGCGATTAAACATGCAAGAAAACGCATAGAAGAGGGTAAGAACCCGTTTTGGCAAGAAGGCGAACCCACAACCAAGGTACCCGGGTCTGCCTCCCCTGCCGCTGTCGCGCCGGTAGTTCCGTCCGCGCGCGCGTCTTCTAGTGCCACGCTAAAGTATGATAAAATTATAAAAGTAGCTTCCGAAAAGCATAAGGTTAACCCAAAACTTATATACTCCATGATAACAAGGGAAAGTGGTTGGGACCCAAACATAGTAAGCGAAAAAGGCGCGGAAGGGTTGATGCAGGTGCTGCCAAAGACGGCTGCTGAGCAAGCCGGGAAACACGGGTATAAGACACATGATTTATTTAATCCTTCAGACAACATTAATTTAGGAACTGGATACCTTTCGACGTTGATGACTAGATATAAGGATGACATGTTTAAGGCTTTAGCCGCCTATAATTGGGGGTTAGGCAATTTGGACGAAATGGTAATGATGTTACCCGATGCGCATAAAAATACGCATAGCGTGATATATAAGAAGCTTCCGCCAGCAACGCAACGATATATTTCCAACATATTCAAGGACATGGGTTGGCCTACGCAAGAGTTTAAAAAATGAAAAAACCTAACCAAGACGTAACAACAGGCGACGCAAGCAAGCCGTTATTCCCTGCGTCCCCGGCAAAGACTGATAATGCGAACATAGCGACAGAGCCGGTTGACGGGCGTATAAGGTTGTTTAAAGGGCCACCTCCGCCAAAAGGGGACGGCCCTAACGCGACAGGCCATGAAATTCGTGATCATGTTGCGCCCGCGCCCGAGACCGAGATTGCGCCCCCGCCTGAGTCCGAGACCGCGCCCGCGCCGCCGCCTGCGCCGCCGACTGATGATTCGCTTGATGATTCGCCTGATGATGTTTATATCGAGAGCAGACGTCATCTATATGATGAAAACCCGCAACCACAAAGCCAGCCACCGCGCCAGACGCAACCACAACAAGAAGGCGCGATGGATGTCGTTAAGTCCCTACCGGGCCAGATTGGTGGTGGCGTTAGGGACGCTGTCGTTGAGTCAGGGACAGCCATTAACCAAGGGATGAATTGGATTCGAGACAATTCAGAGACGCTAAAAGACATCGACAAATTTTTAACCGATAAGTTGATGGGCGGCCCAGTCAGGGTTAACATCCCTGAAGTTCAACACGCAGGAGGTCCAGTCGGGGAGGTGGTGCGTCGCATCAGCCAAGGCGCGATAGCCCTGATTCCAGCTTCAAAGGCAGTCGGCGGACTCAACTCCATAACAAAGGCAATGGCGGCACAGGCGTTGGTTGAGGGTATTGCTTTTAACCCAAGAGAACCCGGCTTTTTTAATATGGTCAGCGCGATATCCAGCGGACACCCTGAATTACAATCCGCCATCGACACTTATCTGGCTTCGAATCCAGAGGACTCTATTGCCACTGCCAAGCTTAAAAAAGCCTTGGAAGGTGCTGGGATGGTGGCGGGGATCGAGGGGATTCTGAAGTCGTTTAAATTATTGAATAAAGCGGGGGCTTTCAAGGTATTACAAAATGAACGCGGAGCCGTAGGCCCGAAAAAACCCACGCCAGCCGCAGTCCCGAAAACCCCCACGTTTATCAATATTGAAGGACAGCCAGTGGACATTGGGGGCCTATCCATCGATTGGGGAAAAATCAAGACCTTGGGTAATTTGGAATCAGCGAAAGTCGATATCCACAAAATACTTAGCGGTGAAATTGCGGCGGGAAATCCAGCGCGAGAGTTTAATGATATCGTATCTTCGGTAGTAACCATGATTGGCAAGGATTTTCCAGAGACATTGCAAAAAGCGTTGGCGCGCAATCCTAAAGCGATATTCGATAATTTGATAAAACAGCAACTTGCGACACGGATATTACAAGCCTCATCCGTGCTAGAACAAGTCCGATTAGCTAGAATTTTCGAAATCACAAAAAGCCCGGAAGATAGTATGGCGTTTATGCGGCAATTTGCAATAACCAAAGCTCTGGGAACTCATAACAAAGAATTTAGCAGTGGCTTTTCCACTGGGTTAGCGACACGAAGAATTGACGTGCCGGGATCGTTCCCACCGGGGATGTCTAATGAAATGATAAACAATCTAAATACAATACCGGAGCTTCTAAAAAACGATTTGGCTGAAATGGCGGGCGCAAAAATAACGCCAGAAGAACTCATTAAAAGATTTTCGTCATTAAGCGACCAAGCGGAGCGGGAATTCTTTATGAATCAGGCCGCCAAAAGACCAAATTTCTGGGCATATTTACTTGAATATTATTACTTTTCTTTATTATCCTCAACGTCTACACTCATCACAAATTTTTTAGGAAGCCCGTTGCTCGTGATGTTAAACGTTATAGAACGATACGCCGCTGGTGCTGGACGTAAGGTGGCAGGGCAATTTGGAGCCGACGAAGGGGTTTCTTTGTCAGAAGCAACCGCCTATGTGTATGGCATGGCAAAGGCAATTCCCGATGGTTTATTACTGTTACGGAAGGCGTGGAAGACAGGCAAGCCCTCCGGCCAGTTTTCAAACCCTGAAAGTTATACCTACACTTGGACTGCCGAAAACCTGCAACTTAATCCGGGATCGTGGCCGGGGGTACTCGTGGATTTATTTGGTACTATGCTGCGACTGCCGGGGCGCGGCTTGATGTCGGTTGACGAATTATACAAATATATGGGCTACAAAGCGGAGCTTACCGCTCTCGCGACGCGCAAAGCCTTGTCTGAAAACCGGATCGGGGAAGATTTAGCTAAGAGAATTCAACAGATAATCGACGCGCCGCCGCCGCTACTGCAAAAGAACGCAAAAGTGGCCGGCGATAAAGCGGCGTTCTCTAACAGCCTAACCGGTTTAATGGGAACCTTTAAAAAGGCGACAAATGAGCATCTATATTTAAAATTTGGTGCCCCATTTTTGACCGTCCCGATAAATATCTTGAAGGAGTTTTTTGAGCGAACCCCGCTCGCCTTGTTCTTGTCAAGCACAAGGGCGCGCATAGCAAAAGGCGGTGCGGATGGAGATTTGGCGTTAGCCAAGGTAATAACAGGCTCCGCGCTGTCTTTTTACTTTTACCAGCTGGCTCTTGATGGGAAAATCACCGGCGGCGGGCCTCGAGACGCGGCCCAGAAAGAAGCTTTATTGCGAACCGGCTGGCGGCCTTATTCGTTGGTTTTGGCAAACAAGGCGGGAGAAAAAGTATATTATGGCCTCTCGCGTTTAGACCCTATTGCAACATTTCTTAGCGTTGCCGGAGATTTAGCGGAAATCGTGAACGAGTCGGAAAGCGGTGATCTCGATGAACAAACCAGCGAAGAAATTGAAAAGACGATGGAAAAATACGCTCTGGTTGTCGCGAAAAACATAACCCAGAAAAGTTCATTGATGGGGCTTATGGGCGCGATGGAAGCCTTGGCATTGAAGCCCGGCGCGGGTGAATCGTTTTCAAAACAATTCGCGGCATCGTTAGTGCCAGCCGTCTCAGGACAGGTTGCCAAACTTGTCGATCCTGACCTGAGATATATAACGGATATAACTTCGGCTATGAAATCAAAAATCCCCGGCCTTTCTTCCAGCTTGCCGCCAAAATTGGATTTATGGGGCGAGAAGGTTCCTCCGCATATAATGGCAAACGTTATTTTACCGGTATTCAAAAGCGTTGGAGAAAAGGACAAAGCTTACAATATAAATACTGAAATAGTCCGGCTTGAGATGGCACTGAAAAAACCGGGGAAGACAATAGACGGAATTGAACTAACGCCGACTCAACATAATAGGCTTGCTGAACTGGCTGGGAAACCGGCAAAAATACAACTGGATGAAAGTATTAAAACCGATGAATATAAAAATGCTTCCGACCAAATGAAAATATTAATGATAGGCAAGGTTATCACAATGTATAGGCAATCCGCAAGAAAACAGATGTTTGTTGAGTTCCCTGATTTGGACAAAACGAGGATTGCGAGGAGGCAGTTTTATGAAGAAAGTTTAAAACCCCCCAATAAAGAGGCGCAACAATGACGATTTCATCCACAACAACCAAGATTTCTTACACCGCGACGGCAGGTGTTTATGTTTACGGGTTTTCGTTTAAGATATTGGCCTCATCGGAAATCGTCCTATATATAAACGGAGTATCGAAAACGCTCGATACGCATTATTCCGTTTCTGGCGTTGGCAACGAAAACGGTGGGTCTGTATCCATAAACAGTTCTTACGTTACCGCTGGCGATACGGTTTTGATAAACCGCGTGGTGGCTTTGACGCAGACCATAGACTTGGTCGAGAATGACGCGCTCCCGGCATCGTCGCTGGAAAACGGCTTGGATAAAAACATGATGGCGGCGCAACAATTAAAAGAGGAACTTAACAGGTCGTTAAAATTAACTTCGACTTCCGCATCGACACCGCCTTTTATAAAAGACACCCCGACGACAATCGCAGGCCAAACACTTCAACTGGCGACTTCGGGAAGCTTGACGTTTTTTAAATATATTGCAGACCCCGGCCCGGCAATTGCCGCCGATGCCGCAACCGCAACGGCTCAGGCCGCCATCGCCACGACTAAAGCCGCTGAAGCGGCGGCAAACACGGCGACGGTAGCCGCTGACAAGGCGACGGTAGCGGCGGACAAGGCGACGGTAGCCGCTGACAAGGCGACGGTAGTTGCGGATACTGCCACGGTAGCGGCGGATAAAGCCACGGTAGCGGCGGACAAGGCGATTGTAATAGCCGATATGAACACGGTTGCGGCGGACAAGGCGATCGTGGCGGCTGATAAAACGACCGCCAACACAAGCGCGGCGGCGGCGCAAGCGGCGGCGGCATCGGGGTCTTCCTACGTTTTGACCACTGGATCGGCAAACGCTTATGTCATTACTCCGAGCGTCCCGCTGGGCGCGTACGTAAATGGGAATCACTACTTTATAAAAGCAAACTTTGCCAACACCGCTTCAGCAACCGGCAATATTTCCGGTTTGGGCGCGAAGACCATAAAGAAGTTTGCCGGGGCCGGGATAGTTACGCTGTCGTCAGGCGACATCGAGGCTAATGGTTCATACGAATTGATTTATGATTCCGTGGCGGACGCGTTTATTTTGCTGTATGGCGGGAGCCAATCGGAATCAGCCCAAGTCAATATAAATACTGCCAACGTCTTCCTCCTGAACGTGCGTAGATTATCCGATCATTCCGCCTACGTGGCGAACACGATTGACGGTTTTGCTGATAAGTTCCAAGATGGCTCCACGCAGAATAATACGGGTATTGACTTGACCAATTCCACCGGCAATACCCACGATAATACGAATAAGCTTTGGAAGAATACCCCCGGAAGCACCGGTTTGAATTCCGATCAGGACTTTACGACGGAAGCGAATCACGAAACCTACGATTACCCCGGCACGACGGCGACTATTGCCACAAACACCATCACGATCACGGCTGGGACATTCCCCGCGAACGCCGTGGGGATGCGGTTCTCGCCGGAGAATCCATTCAACCCCTCCAACAGCGCGGTAATCGCAACATACACTGATTCGACGCACGTTGTGCTTGTGGCTGGGCATGGGTTGACCGCGTCAAATTCCGCGTGGACTTTGCGGAGCTTCCAAATTGCCTCCGGCGTGGCAAAACTTGGAACGGCGAATAGCACGACGTTGACGGTTGACATTACCGGGACTTCCGCGGCTGATAATAATAATTCGCTTTATGGCGGAACAAATAATAACAAACAAGCTTGGGGACAAGAGTTTCAAGTTACGACGACCCCCGCCATATCTTCGATTAAAATAACACTCAAGAAAGTCGCATCGCCCACTGATAATTTTATTGCGTCGTTATTTGCGACCACCACGCCAACAGCGGCTGGGGGGATGCCCACGGGAGCGGCTTTGGCAACTGCCACTTCGATAGCTGGCACGGCGTTGACAACCTCATTCGTGGAAACCACGATTACTTTTCCCACACCATATACACTCACGGCAAACAATTATTATATTGTGGTTTTTACAAGAGACGGGGGAAACGATGCGACGAATTATTTTGTGACGGACGGCCCAGCCACATACACAACAGGCCGCAGAAACAACAACAACTCATGGGTATCGGACGGGATAACCTTCTTAAAAGTTTATCAAGGTTCTTCGGTAAACGTGATCAATGAATATGTGCCGGTAATCCCCACTTTCGCGAATCTTGCGGCTGTTTCGGCATGGAGCGACGTTAACTCGTTTGCCAAAACAGAAACACTGAACAGCGCGAATGTTTGGTATCTGGTATTTAAAACGGCAATCACGGCGTGGGGCGCGACTACGGAACTTGGGGCGCATGAAGTTACAACCGGAACTTACCGCAAGGTCGTAATCAACACCGCCGGAACGTGGCAGTATAATTCGAACGCCACCTACGGTAGCGAGACCTTGACCAATACAACGATCAACACGCTGGCGGGGGCTATCAGGCAGGCTTTAACTCTTGCCGCAAACCGGATGACCAGCGCGGTGCTTATCCAGTCAATGGATGCCTCGCTCGCCGTTCCCACGGGCAAAGCGGGAATCGTGCCGATCTTGTATTCCACGGTCAACACGAACAATCCGCAGGTCGATCAGACGCGCATAAATTATGACGCCGTGTCCTCGGCAATATCGCTGGTCTCCAGAGTGTTCGGCGGAACCTCTATGCCCCCGGTTCCGGCGTCTGCTCCGGCAACCTTGGTTGTGGAAATAATCGAAAAGCGTGTCAGCGGGTCTTCGTTGGTGTATGAAGTTTCGCGCGATGCGGGGACTACCTATACGGCAGTCGCGACGTGGGACATAGACGACACGCTTGCGGACGGCACGACGGCTAAACTGGCGCAGGTTACCGTGACGGGCCAGCCGTCCGGGACAAGCCCGAAAGTCAGAATCAGGCAAACCACTACGGGCGAATCCTACGAACTCCATGCACTCGGATTAAACTACAAATAGGAGGGAATATGGCGGGACTGGAAAGAAGATATCATCCTGAAAACGAGGACAAGGCGCAAAAAAAAGACAGATTCCGCGCCAATAATCCAAGCAAGGCAGTTGTCGAAGCGCGGGTAAAAGCAAAAATAAACGGCGCGTCCACTCTGCCTCAACTCAAACAGGCGGTTCTTGATGTGCTTCTTGGCGACGTTCAGCAACCGGGGATTGTTGACGCGTTATTCGACTTGGACAGGTAAGGAAAATTCTATGGCTGAGGAACGCCGGGTAGACTGGATGACTCATAGTGATTGCGACAAAGCTTTTGACCAGTTTGAGGCTAGGGTCAAGGGGTTTGAAAGCAAGATTTACGCAATAGCGGACGAGAGCAAGGAACGGCATGCCGAACTGCGCGAGCTTTTAATTAATCAGGCCGCGTTGCTAGGCACCGTAGTCGATCTAAGCAAAAAACATGACGTGATGCTGATAGGCGATGGGCGCGGCGGCTTGGTTGCGGACACGAATGAAATGAAAACCGGATTGACTATTATCAAATGGGTAACGGGAATAATGGGCGGCGGGGTTGCGTCTGGCATAGCTCACTTATACTCTAAAATAACAGGGGGGCATTGAATGGATGCCAAAAAACTGGCCTGCCCGTGTTGCGGCGAATCTAAAATGTCGGCGGAATTCGTGGCTATCGTCGATGTTCTGGGGGGTCTGTTTGGCAAGCCTCTGAATATATCATCGGGGTATCGTTGCCCAAGCCACAATGCGGCAGTTGGCGGGGAAACCAATAGCGTCCACTGTGTAGGCCACGCCGTGGATATCATGGTCTGTGGCATGGACTCATACAGGCTGATCCGCATAGCCTCCAGAATGGCGTTTACGGGCATGGGCGTCAGCCAGAGGGGAGACCATAATAAAAGATTTATCCATTTAGACGATGCCGCGGATTCACCTGAACTCAAACGCCCGCGTCCGTGGGTATGGAGTTATTGACCTTTCCCAAGCTTCTTTGCTTTTATAACGAGTTCCACCACCCGGAGTTTTACACAGGCTAATGGTTTTAATTTTGCGGCTGACTTTGCTATTTTAAACTGCTCATTGGCTTTCTTTTTAGTAGCAAACATGCAATGATATGTTACCCATGCATTATTTACTTTAGCTTGCAAAACCCAATGTCTTTCGGTCATACCCCCCCCTGAATCAATTATTTATTTTACGCAAACAAATCCAATTGCGCGGAATTCCCGACGCAGTTCGGCGACATCCACAATCTTTCGGCGTGGCGGTTTTCGTTTTCCGCCGACCCTAAGTTTGCATATCCGCCTACCGCTGACCATTCAACTTTCGACCATCCGGCATTTTCCAGAGACGGGTATTCGCCCTCATAGCCAGCGCACACGATCCGGTAGTCAGGCAATCCGCCGCGAACCAAGCACCACTTTTCAACTTCAAGAGCCACGTCGTAGGAATCGTGGTGATAAACCTTGTCGCGTTGTTCGACGGCATAAGGCGGGTCAAAAAATATTCCAACGACACCATTGCCGTTTTGCCAGTTGCCCCCGCAAACACGATTCCAGTCCCCGCAAACCACCTTGACATACCGAAGCCTTTCTGACAATAACCGAAACCAATCGTAGATAGCCAGATTATACGGTTCTTGGACACCTATATTACAACCCAAGTTAGGTATCTTGCCTCCAGAATTAACGCCTTGATTGCGAGTTAAATGAGGTCTTTTGCCTCCGGAATTAACGCCTCTATTGTGAGTTAAATTAGGTACCTGGCCTCCAGAATGAACGCCTATATTGCAAGATACATCAGGTATTGACGTTTTGCGAGTAAGCCCCGAACCTATCCAGCACGAGGCGGCCCATATCCACCTGCCGGCCGCTTTTGCGTCGTACCAATCCGCATCCAGCTCCAACTTTTGCAATAAATTTTCCTCTTCACCGATCAAGTATTTGCGGATGGCATTTAAATCTGCGTGGTTGACTGGTTTGTCGCAATGCTTCGCCACTTCATCAGGATTCGCCTGTAAAGAACGCCATACGTTTGCGACAAAACCATCTTTGTCATTTATGATCTCATACTGTTTGTTGTGAGATTCTGGGCGGTTGAGCAACACCGCGCCAGAACCGAAAAACGGTTCAATGTACTGGCTTACCGGCCCCAGCGCGTCCCAGACAATTTTGGCAATGGTTGATTTCCCGCCGAAATATGTAAAAGGGGTTTTCATTGGGTTTTTAGCCTTCCCTTGATAGCCCTTTCAATCGTTTGTAAAGCGTCGCCGCTCTTTACCATCCCCGCTGTAAAACGATAGACAGTCCAGCCCTGCAATTGCGCTTGGTTATATTTTTTACAGTCCTCCTCGAACCCCTTGCCGCGCGTATGCCGTCCGCCGCTCCAGCTACCGCCCTCAATCTCAGCGGCGATCCTGATAAACGGGTCAGGCCAAGCAAAGTCGAATCGGGGCCGCTTCACCCTGCCTGTTGGCGATTTCCAGTTCTCATCCGCGTTAAACGAGAATTCAAGCATCGGCATTGGAAGCGTTGCGGCTTTGACTTGAAATAGGAATAAGCTTTCAAGGTTGCTTGTCATGAGGTGTTCCCGTCGCTTTGTTCCCCGTGTTATCCGCCCATAACCGTTCTATCAGCGTCAGATAATTTCTCGCGTCCGCATAACTATCTAGATGCCGGGGGTTGGCACCGATTCTCACAATCTTAGATATGACTTTTGACATCATGCCTAACGTCGCATACCATTTATCCGCGTCCTCCATCGGCGTATCCCCGTTACAAAATCGGCGCAGATGGTTTGTCATCCTCTCGCTTGTCATATACATTTTTCCAGCATCGCCGTACAATGCGGCGCGTTCAGCCATGATTGTTTCGTCAGTCATTTGGTTTTCTCCAAAGATTATTTGCCATTGCATTTTTCCAAGTTCGGCTGATTTTCATCCTGACGCGCCGCCGCGCTTTGATAATAACTTGGCTACCAGTCTTGGGATTTCGTCCAACCCGTGCCGCTTTGTCCACAACGGACAGTTCACCAAACCCGCGGATCACAACCACGCCGCCAGCGGCCAGCTCCTGCCGGATGTTGCGCAATACGCAGTCTAGATACTCTCTGCACCTGCGCACAGGCCGACCGGTCGCCTCGTTAATTTTTATAGCTATCCCACTTCTAGTCACGGCAAATCCTCCTCTGGTTTCTTTTCTTGATAAAACCCGCATACTCTCCACTCGGTTAAATTGGCGTCACACATACCGTTATCGCTTCCCACGCTATCTGGGACTGGAACACTGCACGCGCCTGTTTCCCCTCTATGGTAGAGGCATAGATTACAGTCCCCGCACCGCACCTCCACAGGGATTACCGGCCCATCAACCACTTGCCAACTCCTTCGCGTTTCATCCTCTCGCATTTTAACCCCCACGTTTTCACTTTAATTTATGTTCAGGCTTCGCCAAATCGCCGCCAACCGGCTATTTGCGCCCGCTTGCACCACACCTAGCTTGAATGGTTCCCGTCTCCTTAGCGGCCTGCACGGGTGGTTTGACGGGCAAGTGTTCTAAGGAGGTTAAAATCACCTTTTTCTTTATTCCCGTAACCGTCTCAACGCTATTTTCGATTAATTCTAAATAATTTTCAGTAAGATATTTTTTGAAAAACTCGTTTGGAACAAGTAATTCAAACGCTTGCCCGTTACGATCCCCGGCTGGGGTGTCGCTCAACGGCGCGAACCACGTTGCAAAACTTTCAGGTAAAACCTGTTTTGCTATGCGGGATTTTATTGTTTTCAACATCGCTGAATCGTTTGGATTCGATTCCGGGTAATCACGCAAAGCTGGGTTTCCCTGTTTTTCCGGCGCGTTCAGGTACCCCTCGAATTTTGAGGGAAGGTAAAGCGTTGACGGTCGAAGATATTTCTCCATATCACCGCCAAGCCACCGCAATGCCTGCTTCCGGTTGACCTCATAAAAATTATCAAGTGTCGCGCCCTCGTTTTTTCGCGCCCGGATATGTTCGCAATTCGCGGCGTTTTTGTGAGTATATTTTTTGCCGGAAACCGCGTTCAGGTTTTCGAGGACGGATTTTATAAAGTCCAAATCTGGAATTGGTTTATCCTCAAGTGGCTCCACACTTTCTTTTTTTATATTTTTTTCTTTTAAATCTTCTTCTCCTTCTCCTTCTCCTTCTAGGGGAGAAGTTTTCGGTTTCCCATGGGAACGGATACCTGAAGCTTTTTTACGGTAATCCCGTTCT